CGGCAGTCAACTGGTTCGTAACAGTCGTAACAGTGCTTACAGCGATACCATCATCTACAACATTTGTTTGAGCGATACATTCGAGCGTGGTGAGGGTTGTAATAGAGCCTACGCTATCGGCTGTCTTTGCTGAAATGCGGGTCGATACCGCAACAGGGATAGGAGGATGAATTGTTCTGTAACCCGTGGCCGTGGTTGATCCTGTGCTCAACGATACAAGGTATTGACCAATGATTGTTTCTGAACCAGCGCCACCCGTAGCAAGCTGAACGGTAGTATAGCTACCGCCGACAGCGGCTGCAGATTCAACATAAATTCCGGTGATATATAAAGCCGCTGCTGTGCTTGCGATCAACTGGACATAGGTTGTAGTATATGTATTTGCAGCACCAGAAACAATGCTCGTTCCCGCTGCTGGTGATGTTGGGATCGCAAAATGGCCGACACCTGCTGTTTTTGTACCCATTACCCAACCTCTACTGTCTTATTACCATCTGCATCTTTGGTAATCTTACCGACCTTAGGGGCTTTGACGGCTGCGGTCAGACCTTCGACGGCCTGAGTTTGCTTGTCAATAGCTTGCACGATGACCTCGACGAGCTGAGCATTTTGTTGTGCACCAGCTTCGCGAACTTCGCCCTCACGTTGCTCTTTTGCCTCACGCTCAGCGGCTTCACGAGTACCCATTTCGTCCATCGCCCCGCCGACACCGTCGCGGCTCATGACAATTTGTATGGGAGGCGCAGCTGGAGCACTTGGAGCCGCTGCAGGAGCTGGTGCCGGAGTAACTACGGCCTTCGCTGCGTCGGCAGCTCTCTTCGCGTCATTTTCGTTCTTCGCATGGTCGATACGCAGTCTCAAGAACTCGAGGTTGGCGTCGGCCTGAGCTGTAAACTTGTCGGTAGCTGCCTTTTGCATGTCGGCGTTGGCTTTGACCTGATCAATCTTCAAGCGCTCGCCGTCCATGGCCAGCTCTTGTTGCTTGAGTTGCAGATCGGCCTGAGCGTTCTGACCTTTAGCCGATAGCTCTGACTTGAGCTGCTGGATCTGTTGTTGGAGTTGCTGAACAACAGCTTGGCCGCTCTGACCTTGCTGTTGTTGCCGCTCTTCAATCTTCTCAATGAGCTTGCGTTTACCAGGAAGGTTACTGATCTCGAGCAGATCGGTGATATTGAACTGACCAGCAGCGCCCATCTTCATAATAGTATCGAGCTGCTCTTGGCTTGTGTTAATAGCGTCGTAGGACTCATCGAGGATGATGTCCATGTCAAGCTCAGCGGGTTTGTTCTTTACAAATACAGGCTGTTGAAGAGCTTGGGGATTCGTTTGTTGGAGCTGCTGCAGCTGGTGCTGAGCACCGAGCTTCATCGGGTATGGTTTGCTGTCGTCTTCGATAATCTCTTGGAGGTAATCACCCAATAGAACTTGGACGTTGAAGCCCACCCAGCGCGGAGCCTCCTCGTCGTCGGTAACACGCACCCACTTCTCTTGATCCCAGAACTGTCTGATCCGCCACCATATCTGACGATAAGTGCGGAGACGGAAGTTGGTCAATTGATCAAGAAGCACGTGCATCTCAGCGATGCCGGCTTGTTGTAGTTTCCCAATAGCCACGCCGCTGAGGTCTCCGGCCTGACGATTGCCGCTCATCTGAGCGTTGTAGCTTTGGCTGTCTATTTCAGCTTTGGCTTCTTGAAGAAGTTCAAACTGTCCTTGAGCCATGTCGCCTGTAGGGAGAATACCAAAGTCTTTGCCGTACTCACCTTGCCCAACTTCAAGATGACCGTCCGGCTTGGAGAGTTCGCGCTTCGCCTTCCTAATATCCTTGACGGCTCCTCTGTTTCCATAGGTTTGCCTTTGTGAAAGAAGGAACAACGCCTTCGAGCGGCGGTGATTGATTTCATCTTGGAGGTCGAGGCTCGATACGAGTTCGCCGTACCGATAGTTATAGCGATCAGTGTACGCAGAAACGAACTCAAGTGTGCAACATGGCTCACCGAGTTCGTCGAGGTATGGACTAACCATTGGCTCCATGAGATAGCCGCCGCCGGAATAGATGGCGAGGCACCATTGGCCTTCCCACTTGAAGTAATGAGTACATACCATGTGGCGTTTACGCATGCCGCGTGATATGTACCACGATGGCTTGTCATCAAAGGTGTCACCGCCACCGTCGACCTCTTCGCTAATGGTCAGCGCAGACTCGTCGGCTTCGGGAAACGCGGCCCAGATATCCTCTTCATCCATCCAGATGATGTGGCCTTTGTCCCGAGCATCAGAGAAGTCATGTTTGCGGGAGAACGGATCAAAGAAGATGCGATCCCATGGGATGTGGTCTACTGTGACATCAATGTCGCCACGCTTGTTGTGCTCAACGCGGATGTCAACGCCTGTATAACCTTCGCAGAAATAGTTATCGTATACCTGAGCAAACACGCTATTCAGATCGCACTTCTCAGCAGCGTAGCGCATACCATCCGTACAAGCGTCTGCGGCTCCATCGTCTTCAGGCTCGTTGCGTGGGTATGCCTTAGGCTCTGTCTTGCTCAGACCAGCCAAGCCCCGAAGGCCGTTGTGTTTAACCTTGATGCGATTGTTGACAATAGGAGCTTGCTTGCGACGCTTCAGTTCCTGCACTTGCTCAGGTGTCCACTGACGTCCATCATAATAATCGCGACAGCGTTCTGCGGTGCCACGGCTCTCGAGCGAAACGTCAAGGAACTCCTCGACCCTACGACGGAGTACAAGGAAGTCAGGATAGTCGCCATCTCCGCCGTGTGGCTGCGCGCCCGTCGTTGGCATGATAGCTTCGTTCTTGGAGCCATCTCGTGGACGGCGAATGATCTCGCTTTCCTCGCCGTTGTCATCATTATATGTTCCAGCAGGAGCGTCGTAGTTACCTGTAAGTGTCATCATGTCCCTCTGTTGCTATGTGACGCGCCAGTCGTTGGCTTCATCATCGGTCTCACCGACCCCATAATCGTCGTCGCCTTCTGCCTTGTCCTTAAGATCATTGTGGTACTGCGCAGGTCCAAAGGTTTGGTCTAGCAATCGCCCAAAGATGCCACAGACGTCTACCTTATCGTCGTGCTTGTCATCTTGCCCCGTAAACTTTAACAGCTGCGCGATGAGCTCGTCGCCCCAAGGACCGAGCGGGATATGCACCTTGCCTTGTGAACAGAGCGCCTGGAATGCCTTGGCGTTCGCGGCCTTGCTCTTCGTCGCAGGCAACCAGACTAGCGTGAAGAACTGCCTGCGTCGCTGCTGCTCCTTCAAGATGAATGGTTCCATCGCTCGCCTGATCACTCCAGACTCCGCAGCCCAGAGCATCGGGTCGTGATCACCAAAGAGTTCCATCATCTTGTCAATCGATTTGTCTAGCGTTTCACGCGCCGTCTTCCAATCTAAAAACCAGAGGTCCTCTTTGATATCGAAGCCCGCGATTGCTTGCTCAGTATAGTCCGCGTCCTTACGTACCTTCTCATCAGTCACAGCGTAGTCACCAGCTCCGTACTTAACCAAGCGCGTAGGCTCTTGACCTAAACGGAAGCGAGACTCAGGTCCAAACCACTCAGCTTTGAAGTATGTTCCCGTAGCTGGCGTCGGATCTTGCATGTACTGCGACATAAACACCCCGTAATCTGCGAGCCTCATCTGCTCTAGTTCTTCGATCGTATGTTTGTGTGGCCACAGCGCTGTCCCATCCGTATTGATCGCTGGCAAGTTTAAGTGATAGACTGGTTCATGCATCCCGCCACCTAGCACAAAGCCTGCCATGTCATCCTCGTGGAGACGCTGCATTACGATCACGATCGGCGTCTTACGATTGTTACGACGAGACTTAATGGTTGAGTTTAAACGGTTGTTAACGCGGTTCCGTTCCTTCTCAGCGTAAGCATCCTCGACCTTGATTGGGTCATCGATGATGATGGCACCGTAGAACTTCCCGTCATCGGTTGCCACGACCTCTTCACGACCCGCAAAGAACGCCGCGAACTCGTCGTCTTGTTTACTAACCCCATCAGAGACCGAACCTGCTCCAAACCCCGTTACTGGACCACCGGCAGCGGTCGCGTACATCCCGCCGCCCTGTTCCGTGTACCATTTCTTCTTTGAGTCTGCGTCTGTCTTTAAGCGCAACGGCCAGAGATTCTGGTAGTCTGCGCACGTGATTGTTTCGCGACACTTGGCAGAGTTATCAAGCGCGAGGTCATCAGAGTAGCTCAAGTGAATGAATTTAGCGGCCGGGTTCTTCGCAAGACAGCGCGCGGGCCAATCGATTGAGATGTATTGAGTCTTCCCAGACCTCGGCATCACGGTCACGACGATGATGGTGCATTGCTCGCCTTTGTCGTTGTATAAGCAGCCACGCTCGATCTTGTCAAGGACCTCGTCGATCCGCGCATAATGGTCACCAGGCACGAAGGTTTCGCCACGGACGCGGAAGAAGAACTTAGTGAAGGATGTCTGGTTTTGCAGCAGTTCCAGCTTCATGATCTTTTTTGGTAGGTACTGCGCCAATGGCAACAAGTCCTGCGGCGAGGTCTCTGAGCTGGTCAATAGAGAATTTATCGAGGAGTTTGTCAAGATCGGCCTCGTTGGTTAAGTTAAGGTTGAAGTCCTTTGGAATGATGGACGCCGCGACCTTGACCAAGCCGCACGGGTCGTCGTTCAATGCCTTTTGAAACGCCGTGGCTCCGTTCTCAGACCAGAACTCGATGAAGTCTTGCACGAACATCTCACTAAACTTATTCCGTGAGCCTTTGGGACGTCCCGCGGGGTTTGCGTTGTTTCCTGCTTGGAATGAATGAGCTTTTAAGTGCTCAGGTAATGCTTTCTTCTTTAACGGTTTAGCTGCGATTGAATCCGCAGAAGAAGCTTTTGCTGTTTTAAAGGTTTTTTTCTTCATGGTCCAAATCCTATTGTATAATAACCATCGTCATAGATAGACATGAGTTCATCGTGTGAATTGATATTGAGCCAGATTGTTTTTGTTCTTGTGGCGGTCACAGCAGTTGCTGAGATTAAGCTACGACCAGCTTGTGGGAAAGATATAACAACGTCTGTAACACCATTTGCGAAAGTGGGAGTGCCAAGTGATGCTTGGCCTGCGCCGACTAACCACGCAACCCCTGTAATTGTGTCGTTGTCATCCTGCCATTGCGTAAAGTCAATCTCAAACTTTTCCGCGTCACCTTTAGTGACATTGAGATATTGTTGGCGCGGGTTATCCTTTGAGGTAACACTATAACGGGTTGTCATTTTTTACCCTTTAAGCGGTGAAGCGCGTGTGCTCCGCTTAATTTCCGCTTTGCTTTCGCAACAATCTTATGCTCTTCGTCGGCAGAAATATTGCCAGCACGCTCAGAACGCGGCGCAAGTCTTTCAGCTGCAATCGCGTGTGTCTTGTCTTCGATTGGAAATGAACGACCTGGCCCAGCAAACTTACTTGATGGGATTTTCTTTCGCTCATCACTAGTGAGTCGAGCCATGTTGTATCTCCGTCAATGATGTGGTGAAATTCTTGTGCTACCGCCGCCCGCCTGGAAACGGTTTTAATGGCTGGATCGCATTCAATGGTAATTCTACCCTGACTCTGCTCTGAAGCAAAGACAAAAATAACTGCACACGATTTGCTGAATGATTACAATAGGTTGCGATGTTTCCTGCGAATGCGCCTTCCATAATTTCTACCTCTTCACCATACTTCATGCGCAAAAGGTCCTCAACGGCCTGCTCGATTGGAATATGCCCAGCCTGATCCCTGCGTCCAAGCAGCTCCTCTACGCATCCCCGTGACACAGGGGTCAACCAGTTGTCTGTCAGCCCTACCAAGCCCATGACACCACGCGTTCCATTGATGCTCTTCCAGTTACTGGTCATATCAATATCAAACAGCGTGAAGATGTACGATGGAAAGAGCGGATGCACCCGTAGGACGATCTTGTTCTCTTTTGGTGTTAGCGTTTCTCGGGTATAGGTTGGAAAGAAGATCTCAAAGCTTTGTTTCTGTAGTTCTAAAACGGCAAGCTGTTCTTGCCCTGGTTTAGTTTGGATCACGTACCAGCGTTTTTCCATCATTTGCCCTCCAGCATTCTTTCGAACATACCGAAGAAAGACTCGAAAGATATAGCTCAAAAGAGCACAAAAAGGGATGGTAGTGAACAATATCAAGCACTTGTACTACATCGCCTACCAGCTGGCCTAGCAAAACTCATGAAATATACTTAACAATATCAACCCTTTAGCCTACATAGCCTACATAGCCTACATCCTTTTATAAACTTATATATTTTTTATCTATAATAGAGAGGGGATAGGGGAGGGGGAGGGAAAGTGCTAGTCTATGTAGGCATGTAGTACGAGTCTTTGATATTGTTCACTTTTTTCGTACTAGCAAAACATTTCGAGCCTAGGTCCGATGTAGGCCGGACGCCAATTTTCACACTTATTGAGAAAAAGCTTATAATTGACTGTACACTTGTTGAGAAATAGCCTATGATTAAAAGATACTAAATCAACCTCAAACAAAGGATATATGACAATGATGACAAAAGAACACATCCACAAAGCAATTGATGTCTGGGCACACCGCTATGCTGATAAAGATGGCAACCTCTTTATAGGGGTAAAGCTATCAGATCTTAAAACTAACCTAAGAAGTAATGGCTGGAAAAATGTTAGCCGCCTCGATATGTCTGATGTTAAAAACCTTGGGGTCGAAGTCGTCACAGCCCAATATGTCGGGGGTGCGAGGCCAACAGGGAAATTCTGTGAGATCGCTGTCTTAAAGACTGTAGAAAAGGTGCAGCTGCCACAACCAATGTTTTAAAGATTTGACTACGGTCAAATCCCGCCTTTCGGCCTTAGCTGAACACAATTAGCTAAGGTCTTTGTTTTTGCAACACAAAATATTTGTTGTTTACAAGGGAACTATTTTTGTCTAATCCTTTTGACCACGGCGCGAGCGTCCTGCTCATGCCTTGGCCTTCACTCTCAAGGGGACTTCAGTGAGCGACTTGAAGAAAGCATATGAAACGAAGCTAGCGTCGTCTGGACTGACGCCTGCTGACGGGAAGAAGCTTGCCTTCACCATCATCACTGATCCCCAAAAAGAGGAGGACCACTTTTGCAGCGTGGCTGCCTTTAAGATCCCTTACACTGACCGCAATGGTAAGACAACAGGCTTTTATCGCATTCGTTACCTGGCCGGAACTAAGAAGGGCTTCGCCAAGGCGACCACCGCAAAAGAAAGACGCTACGACCAGCCAGCATCGGAGTTGCCGCAGCTTTACGCGCCAAACCTTTTACCGAAGGGAAAGGGTTGGGCCAAGATCTTCGCGGATCCTGCGATCCCCATTGTATTCACTGAGGGTGAGCTGAAAGCGGCATGCGCGACGAAGCACGGAGTGCCGACGCTGGCCTTGGGCGGTGTGTGGAACTTCAAGAGCAAGAAGAATGGGCTGCGGCGCCTGCCATTCTTTGAGGATATCAACTGGAAGGGCCGGACGATCTTCATCATCTTCGACAGCGACGCCGCCACGAACCCACAGGTGATGCAGGCGCAGTACAAGTTCGCGGAGGAGACCTTCGCCCTTGGTGCGGTGCCGCTTGTTGTGTCGCTGCCGCAGGAAGGGGACAAGAAGGTCGGGATCGATGACTACATCGTCGCCAATGGCGCCGTGGCCTTCAAGGATATGCTGCAGGATGAGGCCAACCACAAGCCCTTCGCCTTCGTGAAGGAGCTGTTGAAGCTGAACAGCGAGCTGGCGGTGGTGCATAAGCCCGTCGCCGTCATTCACTTCCCCACGAGACAGTTGCTCGATAAGAACAGTGCCGCGATGCTCTACGCCAATTGCCGCATGATCGAGCCGAAGATGGTGGCGCCGAAGAAGCCGGGTGAGAAGGAGGGGATCAAGTACGAGGAGACGGGGACCTTCGACCGCTGGCTGAAGTGGGAGGGACGCGGTGAGGTCTTCGCGCCCGTGTATGAACCAGGAAAGGAACCATTCGTATGGCTCGACGACAAGCGGTACTTCAACACGTGGAAGGGCTGGGGCGCGAAGCCGGCGAAGGGCGACGTCTCGTTGTGGACCTGGCTGCTCGACAACGTCTTCAAGAACGCGACGCCGGCAGAGCGGCGCTGGTTCGAGCAATGGTGCGCCTATCCCATCCAAAACCCTGGGGTGAAGATGTATACCTGCCCGATTTTGTTTGGACAGCTCAAGGGAACTGGGAAGAGTTTAATCGGCTTAAGTCTGAAGGAGATCTATGGTGAAAACGGAGCAGAAATTACAGATACTCAGCTGGAAGACGAGAGGAATGTCTTCGCTGCTGAGAAGCAATTTGTCCTTGCGAATGAAGTTACTGGGTCGGACAAGCGGACGATGGTGGGTAGACTACGAAATCTTATTACACAGCATTCTGTCGTCATCAACAAGAAATATCAACCTGACTACGTGGTGCGTGATACGATCAACTACTTCTTTACTTCTAACCACGTTGATGCTGTATACATGGAAGACGATGAGAGACGCTTCTTTGTGCATGAGGTGCTTGGTCCTCGGCTTGTCGACGTTGATAAGAAGAAAGTAGAGGCCTATGATGCGTGGTTTAAGTCGGGCGGCTGCGCTTCTGCCTTATTTCATCATCTACTCTCTTTTGATCTTACGGGTTTTGACCCTACTGCACCAGCACCAGATACCGAGTCCAAGGACGCCATGGTCTCCGCCAGCCGCACTGAGCTCGAGTCATGGGCCTTTAAACTGAAGGAGGATCCTGACACATGCCTCCGCACGGGTAATACGATCATCCCCTTCTCGCTGTTCAAGGTCAAGGATCTCATCGACATCTTCGCAGGCGGTGACCTGAAAAAGCCGTATGAGAAGACGATGGCCAACTCGTTACGAAAGGCCGGGTTCTTAAAGGCGGCGCACGGCAGCTCTTGCCCAACCAAGGATGGGCAGATTAATCTTTGGGCCATCCGTGATGATCATGATCATAAGCTGTCACGCAAAGATATAGGCGAGAGATATGACGCTGAGCGAGACTTTACCAAACCAAAGAAATTTGCCAAGGGAGCGAAGAAGCCATGACAAAAAATGAAGACCTGAAGCCAATCACGGTATATGACGAATTATTTTCCTTAGTTGAAAGCCAAACGGGAAAGGTTCTTTTTAATTCAGAGATGGATGACATTATTCGAGTTGTGGAAAAATATAACCGCCCCACCGTCACCCCCACTGATGAAAAAGGCCGTCCCATGACTTATTGGGGAGGGTTGAAAAATATGAAAGATGCCACCACTGATGGAGATGCGGAGAAGGCTTTAGAATGGTTCGAGTTAATTCTTGACGAAAACGATGTAGAACGAGGCTGGGCACATAATTTTATTAGCGCCGCCCTTCAATCAACCCGCAAACCGCCAGTCGACACCATTCCCGTATCGAGGGAGGTATTGAAGAGGGTTAGGGATGCGATAGATGGGCTGCTATACGGAGTAGATTTAAAGAATGGGACGCACGCTAAAATTTATCGCCCTAAACTAGAACAAGCCCTTGCCAGCCTCGATGCAGTTTTGTCGGAGGGGGAGTAGATGAAACGTCTAACTAAATTTGAACAGGGCTATATATGTGCTATGTCATGCTTAATTCATGGGCACGGGACTGGCACTGAAACGCGCGAGCTCTGGGCTTGCATAGGTTATCCATCAGCATTACAAGCGAAGAAGAGCGGGATGTGCGAATATGATGTGGAAACCTTGGAAATTTGTGAAAGAGATCATGGGTATATGAAAGAGAGATTAAAATGACCGACCAGCGCAAGGCAGTTTTATCGGAGGGGGAGTAAATGAAGACACCAAAGCGCCCAGCCCAAACCCCAGAAGAACGCCGCCACGCGAGGCTTGGTTGGATGCTACTCGAGTGGAAGATCATGTATTATTACCCAGAGATGATCGCCGAAGAGCTGCAGGACGGGCTAACAGTGGACGATGAGATCTTCGACCAATACGAGCTGGAATACCTGCACCTCTGTGTTAAGCTTGGCAAGGAGAATACGATCTCGCACAAGTATGGCCCGGACAATTGGGACGGCCTGATCGGCGAAGGGATGCAGGAGGTTGATTTCGGCCGGCCTTCGGTGCAGCTTGTCTTGTCGAAGTACGGGGTCAAACAGAAAAAAGGAGCGAGGCAATGACATTATATAAGGTTTATCGGGTGCGTCGTGGCTTTGGCGGCGTTTGTGTACTGCAAGGCTTATTTGAAGGGCCAGCATTCGAAGGTGGTCATGTTGATGCCTCAAAGCGCGTGGAATATTGGTCGGATATTCCTTTTGATCGAGCTCCGACAGCACTTTTTATCTCACCATTAAGGGAGAAGACCAATGACAAACTTATCTGATACCCTGAGCGATCGGGAATGGCAGATCGTGCACGAGCTCTGCAAGGGCGACCAAAATAAGGTCATCGCGCATACGCTGAATATCGCTAACACGACGGTTAAAGTCCACGTCCGGAGCATCATCCATAAGCTGCGCGTGACCAACAGAACCCAAGTTGTGATATGGGCGATAAGGAATGGGCTCGATGGCACGCGCGCGGGTTAACTCATTCAAGATGTGCGAGCTCCATCGGGCGCGGCGCGCGTATCCGTATGAGCATTGCTGCGCTTGCTCCAGGGCGAATATCAGCTGGAAGAAGACAGCGTTGCTGCATCGGCTCTTCCCAAAGATCATGAGCGAGGCCATCGATGCGCGCTAACACGATGGAATTTGTCGAGCGGACGATCGCGAACCTCAAGGCAGCTTTGACGCGGCATGGCCAACTGCCACCGCTGCAAGGCGGCTCGGAGATGCTGCACGTCAGGATCGCTGACATCGCCGCGAGGGAGGCGGAGCTGCTCGAGATCTGGGAGGACATCGACCGCTGTGTCAGGGCCGCGAGGCGCGAGGTTCAATTCGAGATCCAGGCAGGGAGCGACAAATGAATGAATATTATCAACGGAGGCCTGACGGGAAGGTCGTGATCCTCTATGATTTCACTGACGAGCAGGACGAAGGCGACGCGTTGCCTGAGATCCCAAGCCGCCAGAACGTGGTGCCATTCAAGAAGGAGGACAAGCGATGAACCCATGGAAGATCTTAGGTGTGCACCGGAAGAGCAGTGACGCGGAGATCCGCGACGCTTATTATGGGCTGGCTAAAGAATATCACTGTGATTGGCATGGGTCTCAATGGACCGCAGAATTTATTAACGCTAATAAGGCTTATAAGGCGATCCAGACGGCGCAGGCGCGGCGGAAGTTTCTAGACAAGGTGATTGGTAAGGACTGCGGCACGTGTAAAGGAACTGGGACTATCTCAAAGGCGACGAGCTTAACAACAAAGACCCATACTGCTTGCAAAGACTGCGGCGGCGCGGGTCTGATCATAAGGGAGAAGAACGATGAGCGGACTATTGAGCTACGAGGAACTGATGGCGTTGGTGGCAAGAGGCGTCATAAAAAACACTGAGCTGAACCAGGTGAAGGCCTGTTCCATTGAGCTAACAATGGACGCGAGCTTATCAATGGAGGTCTTTGAGATGCCAAGTGAGGAGATGGTCTGGCCGCGTCACCGGATCGACCTTGATTACCGCGATCCTATTAAGACGACGATGATCGACGCGCGGCCAAGCTTTGACCTTGAGCCAGGGTCGGCAGTGATGATCAAGACGCGGGAGTACTTCAACCTTCCGAACGACATCAGCATGCAGCTTGTCAGTACGCTGCCGATGGCACGCGCCTGTCTTGGGCTCAGCGGCTGTACCTTCAGGGCCGCGGGGTTCGGGGATCAGAGCCTGCCGCTGACGCTTGTCAACCTAACACAAAACCACCTCATCACCTTAAGACCTGGCAACGTCATCGCGCAGGCGCTTCTGTTCCACCACCGCGCTGTTCCAATGGAGATCTGTCATGTCTGATACTGAAAATTCTGTTATTAAGCCACCTGTCATTAAGTGGGTTGAGTCACGCAATAGGTTTGACCAGCTCGATGGGATCGGTGCCTCATTTCACCTTGGGATGCGGGAGGAAAAGGTCGTGGTGGTGTTCAAGAAGCTGCCGCCAACGACCCGGGACCTTTATCAGGCCCGCGGTGCCATTGAGGAGGCGGTGAAGCGTAAGTGGCAAAAGTGGCTAGTGAGAACGACAATAATATAGCTCAATAAGGTAATAAAACATCAAAGTGCAAAAAGTGTTATTTAGGCGATTTTCTTTTAACCTTGGCGTGATAGGGTGGTGGTTATAGGGTGACTTCCTCATCCTGCTAACCTCAAAGGAGACTATAATGACTGATAATCTTGAACACCTGCCGATCTATGACCCTGCCCGCGTCTTTGCAGCACTGGTCGCGACCTTCAACGCCGCACCTGAGGATCAGAAGACGATCTGCAAGGGTTGTGGCTGCGATATGCTGAAGGGTGGACCTTTCCACAGCTGTTGCTCAGCGATCTGCTTCCGTGACTCATACTGCTAATCAACCTCAAAGGAGAAATACAATGGCTAGAACAAACGCTAAACTCGATATGAAGAAAGAAGCCGCCGCTGCAAGCGCCGGCGCAGAGACAATCCCGCAGGTGACGGAGAAGACGCTTATCGATGTCTGTCCGCCAAGCGTGATTAACAAATTCAAGGCCGCGAAGACGCCTGCTCTTAGGGCAGATTTGCTCTATGCTCTCACAAATGGGGAGCTTAAAAAGCGGCGCGCGGCCTTGAGTGAAATGGAGGACTTCACCAAGTCCTTGAAAGCCTGGTTCATCCAAGAGTTTAAGGACGATCAGAAAGGCGTGACCGGTAAACTTGGCCGCGTCGAGGTGAAGAGACGTGACGAGCCTGCCATCACAGACGTGGAGAAGTTCTGCGCCTATGTGTGGAAGAAGAAGGAGTTTGACCTGCTCGCCATAAAGAAGGGTTCGGTCAAGGACCGTTGGGAGCAGGACTCAGAGGTGCCTGGTGTCTCACACGTCTCGGTCGAGACCATCTCTCTCACTGGTGTGAAGGGGAAATAAGATGGCAAGAACACAACCTTTTAGCCGCGCTGAACTACAAGAGATGATAGTGGATCTTGAGGTCCTCGAGGTCTCTGGTGTGTTGTCGGAGTACAACACAACACAACACTCTTAATCCATTCACAACAGGCACTTTCACAATTGCTTGAAAAGACACCGGAGGGAATATGAGGCTCGAGCAGCAACAATGGCCGCCTGTCAGCAAGATGGGTTGGTTTAAATTCTACCAATTTCTAAATGCCCAAAAGGGCAATGACAACAACAAACCTCAACAAAAGGATATTAACAATGGCTAAAGCTAAAAAACCAGGCACCGCTCTCGTCAACTGGGAGGCGGAGTTCAAAAATCTTGCTAAGGAAGATGCGAAGGACATCGAGGTCGGTCAAGGCAAATATCTAAGCCTCAAGGGCGGCATCTTGTCGTTCGGTGGTGCGAAGATCCCAGACAACGAGCTGTCGTGTGTGCTATTAGGTTGGACAAGGGTCAATGCCTACTATGATCCTGATATTGCGTATAACCCCGAGAACCCAAGCTCACCAATCTGCTACGCCTTCGGCCGCAAGGAGAAGGAAATGGCGCCACATGAGGCCGCACCTGACAAGCAGGAAAGCGGCTGCGCTGGCTGCCCGTTGAACGAGTTTGGCTCAGGCCAGAACGGCAAATCAAAGGCCTGCAAGAACTCGATCAGGCTGGCACTGATCGCTGCCACTGACCTCGAGGATCTCAGCGCTGCTGAGGTCGTCTATCTCAATGTCCCACCAACATCCATGAAGAACGTCCTCTTCTACCTCAAGAACGAGCTTGGTGGAAAGCAGGAAAGGCCGTTCTGGTCAGTCGTTACAACTGTCAAGCCTGTGCCTGATGCCAAAAACCAGTTCTCTGTCACCTTCGCCTGCGAAGAGCTGATCGAGGACACTGATCTCTTCCCTGAGCTCAAGGAAATGGCCGAGGCTGCGACAGCGGGCTTGGAAGCACCGTTCCCCGTCAAGGAGAAGGAACCTGAACCTGTCAAGGGCAAGGGCGGCAAATCATCTAAGTTTGCGCGCAGATAAGAGGTTGTCTGCTGCGCCGTGGGTCGTGGAACCGCCGCTATAACGGTGATCCACGACCCATGCCTTTGTCTGAGGAGGACAAAATGAAACTACCAAATGTGACCACGCTCGACTTTGAAACCAAGGGAATAGAATCACGCCCAGCATACCCACCAGAACCGGTCGGGATGTCGATCAAGCAGCGCGTGGGTAAGCCGCGCTATTACGCCTGGGGACATCCAAATAAGAACAACTGCACGAAGGCCGAGGCTATAAAGGTGCTGCAGAAGGTGTGGCGTGAGAGCTATGCCATCCTCTGTCACCACGCGAAGTTCGACGTCGACGTTGCACAAACACACATGGAATGCGGCGAAATTAAATGGGACAGGATCCATGACACCCAATATCTTTTATTCCTTGACGACCCACACGCTGCCTCTCTTGCCCTGAAACCATCGGCCGAGCGTCTGCTTGGCATGAAGCCAGAGGACAGGGACGCGGTGAAAGAATGGGTCCTTGCTAACGTGTCAGAGGCCAAGCCAAGCACGTGGGGTGCGTATATCTGGATGGCGCCTGGAGATCTCGTCGGGAAGTACGCGAACAAAGACACTACCATGACCGAGGCGCTTTTTAAGCATCTTTATCCACAGGTCGTGGCGAATGGCATGCTTAAGGCATACGACCGCGAACGTGAGCTGATGCCAATCTTCCTTGAGAATGAGCGCCGCGGTTTGAAGATCGATATGAAGGCACTTGCGGTCGATATCCCAGCGTATCAAGCGGAGTTAGCGAAGGTCGAGGTTTGGCTCAAGAAGCGTCTTAAGGCTCCAGAGCTGAACCTCGATAGTGATGCCGAACTCGCCGATGCGCTCGACGCTACGGGGATCGTCACTGATTGGGCCATGACGAAGACTGGGAAGCGCTCGACCTCAAAGGTCAATATGACAGCTGATAAGTTCAACGACCGGAAGTTCTTTCTAGTCCTTGGCTACCGTAACCGTTTAACAACATGCCTGCGGACATTCTTAGAGCAGTGGTATGAGAAAGGACTGGCTAACAATGGATACATCCAACCCACGTGGAATCAAGTTCGACAGCCAACGGGAGGTGATGGAAGCAAAGGGACTAGGACTGGTCGACCTTCTTGTGATAACCCAAATCTGCTTAACATCGCCAAGTCTTTCGAAGATCGAGGGGACGATTACTCCCACCCTACCTTCATTAAAGGGCTTAAGCCTCTCCCTCTCATCAGAAGATATACTCTGCCAGATCCTGGGTGTACCTGGTTGCACCGCGATTACAACCAGCAGGAGCTACGTATTCTCGGACATTTTGAAGATGGTGCCATTTTGGAAGCGTATAAGCTTGATCCTAAGATGGACATTCATACCTTCGTTCAAGATGAAGTTCGACGAATCACTCGCATGGAAGCTGACCGCTCGTCCATTAAGGGGCTCAACTTCGGCCGAGTGTATGGACAAGGATTGGGATCCCTGGCGCTTAAGTTGCGCAGACCAGTAGAAGAAGTTAAGGCTATCCGTGACGCACAGAACAAGGCGCTTCCTGGCTTGAATGAGCTGGAGAAGGAGATCAAGCGGATGGGGATCGCTAACGAGCCGATCATCACCTGGGGAGGCAGGATCTACTACTGCGAGCCCGCGAAGTATGTGGAAAAATTTAAGCGGGAGATGACATTTGAATATAAACTGCTCAACTATCTCATTCAGGGTTCGGCCGCCGATGCAACAAAGGAGGCCATCATACGTTATCACAATCACCCGGGTCGAAAGGGACGGTTGTTGGTCACAGTATACGATGAAATCAATGTCTGTGTCGCGAACAAAAATGCGAAAAGCGAGATGAAGGTCTTGCAGGAATGCATGGAAGGCTTAGAGTTTGACGTGCCGCTGCTCACGGACGGAAAAGCAGGTAACAACTGGGGCAACTTAGAAAAGGTGAAATGGTAATGACACAAGTATGGATATTCGTGGCGTTCATAATTATATGTCCGCTTATAGATTATTGGAGGGGCAGATAATGCCTATCAAAACAGTAAGGAAGATCACGTCTTGGAGCTACAGTCGCTTCTCGCAGTATAACAAATGCCCAGCGTCTGCGAAGTATAAGTTTATCGACAAGCTGCCAGAGCCATCTAATGAGGCGATGACGCGTGGCAACGAGATCCACAAGCTAGCAGAGAACTATACGAAGGGGCTCATCAAAACGCTTCCACCAGAGCTTATTAAATTTAAAGAAGAGTTCAAGGAGCTCAAGGCCTCTAAGGCCATCGTGGAAGAGACCTGGGCCTTTACAAAGGAGTGGATGCAGACAACCTGGAATGACTGGAACAACTGCTGGCTGCGAGTGAAGAGCGATGCCGCCTGTGTCGACGGGACAGATCTCTATGCCATCGATCACAAAACGGGTAAGCCACGCGACGGCTATGAGGACCAGCTGCACCTGACCGCGACGGCGGGGATGCTGAAGTTTCCGCACGTGAAGAAGGTCGTGACGCAACTGTGGTACCTCGACGCCGGCGAGATGGTCGAGAAGACCTATGACGCCAAGGACGTGGCAAAGATGCAGAAGGACTGGGACAAGCGAACGACACCGATGCTAAATGATACGCGCTTCGCGCCAAACCCAGGCAACCATTGCCGCTGGTGTCACTTCTCAAAGTCAAAGGGTGGTCCATGCAAATTTTAGACATGCTAAGAGAGATGGACGATGCCGAGGGTGTGGAGTTCCTGAAGCAGTTTTTTAACCCATTGAGAGGTAGAGCCGTTGGATACCTTGGAACACGTAGCCGAGGACAAGCTAGTCCGGTGGCTCAAGAAGAACAAGATAAAATCGAAGAAGAAAACTGTGGGGGAACTCCTCGACAGATGGATTTTACTGCCGTCTGGACACCTGTTCATCATAGAGCTGAAGCGCAGGGGATCAGGTTCTCTTCTGAGGAGACAAGTGATAGAGATAAAAGAACTAAGGAGCCTTGGTTATGACATCGAGGTCCATGACGACGCAGACGACGCCATCAAAGCTATCACCGACCGCCTGGAAGCCCAAAGATTATCAAAAAAAGGTCGTAAAGCGGATGCTCGAGCAATCATGTCTCGGTCTCTTTCTCGATCCAGGGCTCGGGAAGACAAGTATAAGCCTCGCCACCCACAAAATTCTGCTCAAAGAAAAACTCGTCACTTGCGGTCTCGTGATTGCGCCACTTCGGCCGTGTTATTTGGTGTGGCCGCGCGAACTACAAAAATGGGCAGACTTCAACGGCCTGACGATGACGATCCTCCATGGTAAGGACAAGGAGAAGAACCTCGAGAGCGACGCGGATCTCTACGTCATCAATCCCGACGGCCTCAAGTGGCTCTTCGCGCAACCGTCTTTCAAGAAGAAGTTCCGTGGCCAGGCGCTTTACGTGGACGAAAGCAGCCAGTTTAAGAACTCATCAACACAGCGCTTTAAGATGCTGCGGCAGGTCTTACCGATCTTTAACCGCCGTTATATCCTGACAGGTACTCCTGCCCCGAATGGTCTCCTCGACCTTTTCGGGCAGATCTACATCCTTGACCAAGGCGCGGCGTTAGGCCGTTTCATCACCCACTATCGCGCCGCCTATTTCTATAAGACAGGGTTCCAGGGTTACGAATGGAAGTTGCAGCAAGGCGCTGACACCAAGATCCATGAGAAGCTGAAGCCGCTAACGGTCAGGCTCGACGCAGCCGATCACCTCGAGCTGCCGCAGCTGATCGTGAATAACATTGACCTCGAGCTCGATGACAAGTCATTCGCGCTGTATAAGGAGATGGAAGATGAGCTCATTGTTGCCTTGGAACGTGGTGATATTACGGCAGTTTCCGCTGCAGTGGCTTCCGGTAAGTGTTCACAACTTGCTAATGGTGGAATATACGACGCGGACGGCAAGCCACATCTCATCCATACTATCAAGGCCGAGGCTGTCAAGGATCTCGTGGATGAGTTTAATGGCGCACCAGCCCTCATTGCCTATGAATATGAGCACGATCTTGAACGCCTGCGGGCCGTCTTCGGCAAAGGTGTCCCTTACATCGGAGGAGGTATGTCGCCTAAGCGCGTGGAGGAGATCGAACGACAGTGGAATAGAGGCGAGTTACCTGTACTTCTCGGACAACCAGCTTCCATGGCGCATGGTCTGAACCTGCAAGGTGCATGTAACCACATCATCTGGCACTCCTTAAACTGGAACTTTGAGTACTACGACCAGTTCAATAAGCGCGTTTTAAGGCAGGGAAACACCCATTCTAAGGTCTTTGTACACCACCTGATCATGCGAGACACAGTAGATGAGCTTAAGATTATGTCCTTAAACAACAAATTTAGGACACAAAAGAACCTTTTTGATGCCCTTAATACTTTCTTAAAGAAAAAGCGAGATAATCAGAAATACCCGTTTGCTTCTAAAGAGGAACGTGGCATACTAACGAAGGTTGATGGTCAACCGTTAATAACCCAGGAAAAAGGAGAAACAACCATGGGCAAATTTAGTACGAAGAAGAAAGAAGATACTGCCGAAGCGCCTGCTAAAAAGGAAAAGATGTGGACAAACAATCCAGATTGGCAGAACCAAGAGACAGGCGAAACGACAGAAGCCGGCGAAGCACAACGCGCGAAGACCAGCGAAAAAACTAATGTAAAACCGTTTGCTAAGGTTTCTGCTGGTGCTGCTAAGGCCACAAAAGCTCCTGCTAAGAAAGCAGCTGCTCCTAAAAAGGCAGCGAAGGCAAGCGCAGACGGTACAGCTGGACGCTCCTCGCCTTACGCCGGCAAGAAGATCAAGATCCTCAACAAGGACTACACCCCTCGTGAAGGCTCTTTCCAAGCTGCAGGCGTTGCGATGGTCTACAATGCTAAGAACGTCGATGACGTCCTCGGCAAGACCTTCAAGGTCGCAGGCAAAGATGGTGTTGTTGGCAGCATCCACGTGATGCGCGCCATCGAGCAAGGTCTGATCTCAGTCGGCTAATCGCTACCATAATCATCCCCCTGGCTCATCGCCAGGGGGATTTCTTTATCCCAGGAGCCTCAAATGACAAATAAATTCCTCAGCGACATCGCTGAGTTCCAAACCTCAATCCTTAATAACCAATTCCCATCAAAGCCAACCTTTGACCAAGAGAAGGCGATGCACCTGACGCTCTGCGCGCAAGAGGAACTCGATGAGCTGACCCTCGCGGTCGAGCAAGGCGACTTCCCTGAGACCGTGGACGCCATTATCGATTGTATCTACTTCCTGCTCGGTGGTCTCCACCAGCTGGGAGTTCCCGCTGAGCGGGCATGGGACGCAGTGCATCACGCCAATATGACGAAACTGCGAGGCGTGACGAAGCGTGGTGTTGAGGGCGACGCCGCGAAACCGTCAGGCTGGAAGCCGCCGGATCATTCATGGGTGAATGGAGAGAAAACAGATGCAGCCTAAAGGGATCATTGTTTTCGAAGGCGCGGATTGTGCTGGGAAGACGACACTAGCACACGAGATCGGAAAGCGTCACAAGAGCGACTACTTTCACATGGGGAAAACAGACGATCCTTTTCAGCTTTGTCTTGATACATTCCAGTACGCGATCGCAGCCTCAGAACGTGGGCTCGCGCTTGTTGACAGGTCGTGGATCAGTGAAATCGCCTATGGTCTCACCTACCGCAACGAGACACGGCTGAAGGCCTCAGCGCGGTGTCTTGATCGTCTGCTGCTGAAACACGCGGCGCTGAATGTCATGTGTGTCCCACACGATGTGGAGCGGCAGATCGTCCTCCATGCCAAGATGAAGCAGGAACGGGATGAGATGTATGACAACATCGCGGACGTGGCGCTGTGGTACAAGCGCCTGATGGACAACGAGCTGAAGATCTCAGGTCTGAAAGACTTCGCTAATCGGGCAGACGTAATCCGCTATGACATGTTCCGGTGTGATCCAAAGAACTTTGGGAATACCATTAATGTTGTCCTGTCACAACTTGAAAGCCTGCGCGCAAGGCAACTTAGCACAGCGCTAGACCCAGCAGTGCACAATTTTCAAGGTCACGTCGTTGATGTAGAACTTGTTTTTGTGGGTGACGATCTCTCTCCGAAGACGGAATGGCCTTGGCCATGGTTCTGGCACCATGAGACGAATGGAAGCGCGCAGCTGCTCAATAATATTCTGCACGACCTTGACCTTGACGAGTCGCGCGCTGTTTATCTCAATGCAAACCAGATACCTGATATGCTTAACCCGCTGTTGGAGAACCTAAGATCGCGGAGGAAAGAGATCAAATTTATCGCGCTAGGCGGCAAAGCAGCAAAAGCGCTTAAAGAGTCAACTGTTGAAGAGCGCCATGAGCTCATCTTGCTTAGGCACCCTCAATTCGTCAAGCGCTTCCACTTCCACGACATAGAAACATATAGACAGGAGATAAAAGATGCAATTACCTATTGAATACGCGACAAGCAACGTGTGGCGGAAACTGCTAGCTGACATCATCTACACGGGAAGCTACGCTGCGCCGCGTGAACTACAGACGCGTGAGATTCTCGGGTGCCAGACACGCGTCCCGATGTCTTATCCTGTCATGGGAGTCCAGGAGCGGAAGCTTGGCTACAAATTCATGGCTGCCGAGGCTGCGTGGATCATGTCAGGCGACAACCGCGTCGCGACGATCTCGCCCTACAGCAAGCAGATCAGCAGATTTTCTGATGACGGGACCTTCTTCTTCGGCGCCTACGGCCCAAAGATCCGCGACCAGTTGCCCTATGTGATCTCAAAGCTGAAGGTTGATATCAAGACGCGCCATGCCTTAATAAACATCTGGCGAGAGCAACCAAGGGCAACAAAGGATGTGCCGTGCACAGTGTCGCTGCAGTGGGTCATCAGGAACAACAAGCTGCACTGCATAGACACGATGCGCTCGTCTGATGTCTGGTTGGGTTGGCCGTATGATGTCTTCAACATGTCAATGATCTCACTTTATCTGTTGGTTGAGCTTCGCACACAGGCCTATGATCAGTTTAAGCACATCGAACTTGGTGATCTGATCTTGACGGCAGCGTCTCAACACCTCTACGAGCCACAGTTCATCGCTGCCGATGAGATCTCAAAGCTTGAGCTACAGAATATCGTGGCGTCACGTCACTTCGCGCCTGATATGTATGGGACAGGCGAACAGCTGATTGACACACTCTGGGCCATCGCGCGCGCAGATCCACCTATAGTCAAAGACTTCTTACTGGAGGCAGCATGAGACCAGAGCGCGCTGAGGTCTTCTTAAATATGGCAGCAGAGCTGGCGACACTAGCGACCTGCCCACGCCGGCAGGTTGGCTGCATCTTCACTGATGAATACAACAGGATCATCAGCAGCGGCTACAACGGTGTTCCGTCAGGTATGCCACACTGCACAACACAGCCATGCGAAGGCGCGAAGCTGGCGTCGGGGACGGGCCTTGATTCTTGTCTCGCGATCCACGCTGAGATCAACGCCATGGCGCTCTGCAGTGATGTCAAGAAGGTAAAGACGATCTATCTTACCTGCTCACCGTGTGTGGCTTGTGTGAAGGCGCTCTTAACAACAAGCGCGACCAAGCTCTATTTTACGGAGAAGTATGCTGATACAGTGGCCCTTGATATGTGGACAGGCACGGGCCGTGAATGGGTACAGATACAAAAAAGCCTAGCCCCGTAAGGAGCTAGGCTTTTAAGTTTCCCAGGAGGAGAAAACTATTTACACAGAACACTCTTCGGGAGGGCTGCCGTTTCCGGCTCGTAAAGACAGTAGTGTGTTAACTCGTTTTTCAGGCATTGTTTATCACCAACCGCACACTTGTCGCGGTGATATAAGTCCTCAGGGACGGTTGTTGAGGTCGAGCTGCAGCTGCTTAGCATCAGTGTCTGACATAGTATCAACACGGTCGCCAATAGTCTTTGCAGTTTGTTCATCTTTTATTACCTCCACTTGGGCTGCGCCTGTGGCCTCTAGCTTGCCAAGCTTCTCATCCTTGCTGGGTAGGAAGAAGGCCATAAGCCCCTTCACTACCGTAGAAAGAACGGCACCAAGAATGGTGAGCATTACGGGTTAACGACCGTCGGTGTTGCTGCGATTGCAGGGGCAACAGCTGCGTTGATCTCTCCGGTAACAACTGACATTATCTCTGGCGCAATTTCTCCAGGAACTGTTTTCAGCATATCAGTCGCTGCGCCTTTAAGTGCACCCGCCAACGCACCCACACCGCCAGCATTGACAGCACCGACAACCGTGTCTTCAGCAATGGTCAGGCCGTTCTTAAGAGCCGCCACAACCGCAGGGTTCTTCGCCAGCAGTGCAACAGTGTTCTTAATAGCAGCCATACCTTCAGCGATCAGCAGTTCGCCTTCGGTCTCAGCCTTTGCAAGAAAGGTTTTGAAGTCGTCTTCAAGTGTTTGTAGTTCGCCCATATTAGTTCCTCCTTTAAATGCGTAGCTTGGGTAAGCGGCTACGTTACGCTTCTGTCGCAGGGTAAAATGCCCTGTTAAGCTCGAAGTGGTCTGAGTCAGTCTTGGGAGCTACCCAGCTACCGCCGTAGACCATTGGTACGTTAAGACTTGCCGCCGCTTGCAGCATAGAGTTGGCAATGGTATGGTAGTTCTCTAGGACGGTGTTATAGGTGCCGTCTATGATAATGGCAAGGTCAACGGCGTAGCCGCCTTGATGATTAGATACTCCGGTTCCTTGTATACCATTAGGCGCTACGACGCCTATAGGGTAACCATTGCAGTTTGTCTTCCACGGTTTATCGTTACGGGTTCCGTCGGGGTTGTGACACTCAAGCCACAATCCCATCTCATCATCGGCTGTTCGGCATCCCTGTGCTATATTACATAAATAAGGGCTGCTTTCTGCAAATTTATTCAGGACTTTGACTAGGTCTGGGTGGAGTCCCTGCATACGCTTTACAGAGGAGGCGTTCCATGTAAAGCTCATTGCTGCTCACCATTGCGTTCACACTCTCGGCGGTCAGCCAGTCTATCTATTCTATCAAATATCTTTTCAAGAACAGTTTCGATTTTAGTAAGGGCGGTGGATAGATCGTTTTTCTTAGCATAGTTTTCAGCTACATTCAATTTGTGAGTATCTATATTGCGCTGCATTGTTATCATCCACCCAATTAAGAAGCCAAGAACAGGAAGACCAATAAGTCCGATGCCTTGGATCATTGTATCTGAGTTCATTTTAACCTCCTTAGAATTTATTTAGGCTGGATCTGG